TTACTGTGAGTCCCGGTACTTGTGTTTGCGCGATAAGGCGGTTAGCTGCTTTTTTGTCAGCGTGGCGCCAAAGTCGGTGTTCATCACTTTGACGACAGCTTCGAAGAACTGGGCTTTGACTTCAGATTCAGCCAGTTGCTGCTCAAGTTCTTTAATACGCTGTTCGGGTGTCAGGGGGAGTTTGGGCATGTTGTCTCCGCACGTTCTGGTGGAAGGAGAAGTTCGCCAGTCAAGCTGACCGTATTTGCGTAGCCAGTTCATGACGGTGACGTTGCCCTGGATACCATAACGGTCTGTGGCCTGACGGCAAGTCATTTCGCCTTTTTCGACCTGTTCGACGACGGCCAGTTTAAAGGATAGAGAGTAATCGCGTTGTGTGCGTTTAATATACTGGTTCATCACATTTTCCTCTGGGCGTGAGTAAAATGTGTCAACGCTATTTAGGACGGGTCAGGGGCAACAAAAAAAGGAGGCTTTCGCCGCCATTTCGGTGCTAGGAAAAACAATCAGTTACAGGATTATCAGTAATTTAGATGCCTGTAACTGCGTACTTAAAATGGGTATAGCGTGGGCGTTTGGGTCAATTTGTGGATCATGCCCTTAACTGTATTAGCTCAGACTTGAGCTGATATTGTCACAGCACAGCACAGAACTTAACCTAAGCTAACAAAGCAAGCTCTGTGCCAGATGCAGACGCTTCTTACTAAAGGTGGCCTATGATAACTCCATGGGCTAACAATCAAGACTTGAAATATATTTGCATTTTTTATAAATGAACATTAAATTCTATCAATAAATTATTTTTCAATATATAAACATCAGGTGCCTTATGAAAGAAATATATTTAAATGATAATACTACTTGCGTTGGAGTTGTTAAGAGTGTCGCAGATTTTCTCAACATTGTTAAAAAATCCAATGGGGAATGGGTTTATGGTAACTTATTTAGAGGGCAAGGGAATACTAAATGGCCAATATTATCACCCCTCACCAGAAGCATTACCCCTTCAATTTCTGAAATAAAAGAAAAATATGGAAAAATAGAATTAAACTCACAAAATTTTGAAGATGTGTTTAGTAGTAGCTCATTTAAAACAAGCATGAATGATAAATTAAATTCAATATATCATGGTTATGTGAATTTTAAAAATCTTTTACCTCCTTATCTTGATGAGGTTGAAAACAAAGAATTCATTCTCAACTCAGATCTATCACTGCTATTGTTAGCTCAGCATTATGGATTACCAACAAGGTTTATTGATTGGAGCCTAAATCCTTTGGTGGCACTTTATTTTGCAGTTGAATCCTCAGCACCTAACGCAGAGGAAAAAGCAGCTGTATTCAGCTATACTGGAGGAAACACTCTAACAGGAGAAGAGTTTTATCAAGGTTTTCAATTTGGCTTCGATGTTAACTATAAAAAAATGTTAGACGCTTTAACTTCTACAGATCGCAATAATTTCAATTTTATTCAGGCAGGGAAAGTATCATCCTACAAGTTTAGGAAACTGGCAGTGGAAGAAGTTGAATTCATCCCTAGCCATCCGATATCTATAACTCACTTCAGATTTGATAGACGAATGGATGGTCAAGAATGTATGTTTACATTTCAAAATAAGTTATTAGAGCCATTCTCGCCAGTTGATTCCAACGAATTAATAAAAATTGAAGTAGAGAATCCTTATTCAATAAAGACTGAATTAATTCAATTGGGTTTTGTTACATCAAAAATATATCCCTCTATTTCAGGTTTGGCTCAAACACTCAAATTCAATCATGCAAATTCTAATTATAAATTCCTTAAATAAGGATTAATCATAAGTTGGATTTCCTCTGCGGAGGAAATCCAATCAAGGATGAAAGTCTTTGTTAAAGTATTGCATAATCATACCCTAACGCAGCGTTTGTCCGATTTTCGCTCAGAGCGGACTGTCGGATTTAGTTGTGTACTACCAAGGTATTTTTCAGCTCAAGTCTGGGCTAATACTTAGCCAACAAATTCTAGTTTCTCTCTCGCAACATGTTCCCGCCATTCAGTGGAATCGAATTCCCAACTTGGCGCTGATATGTCCCCCTCATCACCTTCATTAACGAATGTTACCAAGAAAAAGATTTCATCCCCTTCTTCATCATCCTGTATCACGTTTACATCAACAACAACCAAACGTTCTCCCATCCGGAGTTGTGGATACATACAAACCTTCTTTAGGCACTTCAATATTATCAGGCATGGGTAACGCTCTCCTTTACGTTTATAAGTGGGTTAAATCTTACCGCGTCTTCCAAATAATCTGGCGCAAAATGCGCGTAAGCCATTGTTTGTAAAATACTTGAGTGTCCTAAAATCCGCTGCAGCGCCAGAATGTTTCCCCCGTTCATCATGAAATGACTGGCGAACGTATGCCGCAGAACATGCACCGCCTGCCCTGCTGGCAGACCGGGCGCGACGTCCTTTACGCACAGTCGGACATAGGGATAATTCAGATCCTTGAACAGCGGCCCCGACGCCACGCCACCGGTGATCTCTTTGCAGAGTTCGGGCGAGATCGGCACCGTCCGGTTCTTGTTGTTTTTGGTGTTCAGGTAGGTGACCTTGTTACCGATCACCTCTTCCTTTCGCAGCTTCGCTACTTCACCCCAGCGGGCGCCCGTCGCCAGGCAAAGACGGACAGCTTTCAGGTGATCACCGTCGAGCCGCTCTTGCAACGCGGCGATCTCGGTCTGGGTAAGAAACCCCATTTCCTGAGCCGGCAGCTTCATTTTCTTCATGGCCTTGAGCGGGTGCTCGCCGTGGTAATGCCCCAATTCGATGAGGACGGAGAACACGCCACCCAGCATTTCCTGGTCAAGGTTGACCGTCTTGGCTTTCATGCCTTCAGCAAATCGCAGCGCCCGGTAGTCGGCGAAGAAAGTACGGGTGATCTGGCTCGCTTTGGGTTGCCCCATTTTCTCCGCCATGATGCGCAATTTCTGAGCCCTCTTCACTCCGTCTTTCAGGTGCTGGCCATGATGGCTCCACCACAGGTCGAGCAGGTCGGTTAATGGTCGATGATCAGCAGGCTTATCAAGCCACTCTTTGTTGTTCTGCGTCGCGATAATCCAACGCTCGTACTGCTGCGCTTCAGATTTCGTCTTAAACTTTTTGCGAACACGCTTCCCTTCTCTTCCTTGAGGGCGCTCATCTACCATGTAGCCATCAGCACCAAGAGATTTAATGCTCATTCGTTGCCCTTACCACTTACAGGCTTCACGTAACGGCTTGATAGCTGTCGACAAACCAGACAAATCAAAAGTAGTCTGTGCAGGGTTTTCTCCATAAGGTGTTATTTGCACAAACATTTTTTTACTTTTCATCAGTTCTTTGATGAAAGAGATTGTCTGTCCGCTATAGAAGGTGGCCTTATTGTCAGTGGAGATCTGCCAGGTACGATTGACTGCTTTTTGGGCATCAATACGAGTAAGAACACGCGTACCATCAATCCCCAGGAATGTCTCCCAATTGATAAAAAGCTCAGTTTTTTTCTCTCGGCATGTGATGAACAAGAAAGGAGTAATTGCCCCACCAAATTGTCCTCGAATCTGACTTTCCGCGGACAAATAGACGAACTCATTGCTTGAATCATCGATTGGCGATTTTTCGCTTCTTGTCTCCCATTTACCCGCTGACTGAGGTTCTGAGCTTTCTGTTTTGTCCTCAGCCTTTAACTTTCCGAGCTTATCAAAGCACTGAAGGCGTTCACTGTCACCAGTAACTTTCTGGCACTGTGCCAGTTGCTCCGAAATGTTCGTTCCTGCATGTGAAAAGCCAACAAAAGAACTAAATAAGGCCAGAGATATTATTTTTTTCATTTTAACTATCACTTAATGTAATTATTCAATTAGTAATTGCTGTGCAGACTGACTGTTATGTATCCAACCAGGTTTTTTCCACACAAATCCCCCCATCGCCCAAGAATACATAATATTCCGTGCAATTAGCCAGCTTTATGGCTTTTTCGGTTGTTGGATCTACTTTCATACTCATCAGGGGAGAAAGCAGGAGAAATCTGGCCAAATTCCGGTGCAATATCTCTCTGTAATTGGCCGCGATGAATATTTTTTGAAAGTGTATGTCATGTTGATAAAGCACTAGGCCACCATGCATGGCTAGAAACTCCGGTTGCCGCCACGCTCCCACCCCACCGCTGCCACACTCAGGTAGCGGCGCGCCTGCTTTTGAATGGGCATTCTCATGGAATGCACCGCTCCCGGTTATCGATCCATCGCTGAACCGAGTGCCCGAAATCGATAAACAGGCCGAAGAGCAGATCGCCACCCCCCTCAACGCTTATCTCCTACTTGAACAGCAACCACAGCTGCTCCAACAAAATGTGCGCTACCACATCAACAAACAGGAAGAATCCCAGGGTGTCCGCCGGGTCAATGCATGCTTGACGAAAAACCTCGTTGAGCGTGTATTGCTACGGCTTGCTCTCGTCAGTGATAAATACCGCGCCTCCGATAACAACAGCGATGCCGCCCTGTGTCACCGTTTTAACCATCTGCTAGACGCTGGGCGAGTTAATATTGAACTGCTGACGAAAGATATCGACGGTTACGCACTTGATGGCGAGCTTGACAACGACAGCGGCAAAGAGCTGAAGGAAGTCGCCCCGGCCGTGTCTGCCTGGGCGGCCCGCTGGCGTATTCGTCAGTTTCAGTTTATCGGCGGCGCGCCGGTAACGGTTTACCGTGAGTTGCGTCGCATGGCCGATCATGAAACCGCCGTCGGCCTCAGCGTCGAATTCGCTTCCGTGCACGATGCCGCCGACTGCGGGAAGTGGGCGGAGTACGTCAACGCCCAGGGCGGGCCGTTTGTCCGCCGCGATGATCTGGTCGTGCGCACCTACTACGAGCCGGCAGAAACACCGAACGATTATGGCGAAGACGTGATCCGGATCCGTGGGGTGTTCTCTCCGCCGGTCGGCATCGACACGCCAATCATCACCCGCACGACAGAATGGAAGTTTGTGCCGGCGCGTGCCGCTGACCTGGCCGTTGACCTTAAGGGCGCGCCTGCGCCCTCTCGGAGTTCTGTCAATAACTGTACGGCATCGCCGGAAAGGTTAAAAAACAAACAGCCGCCGGAGCCGCCGCCGCCACCTGAAAACCTCAATTTTGAGCAATTAACCGACAAAGAACGGCGGTTGTTGCTCCGGCGGATACGCGGCACATCGCCAGAACGAGTGAAAAACCCATACGCGGCAGTCGCCGAGGGATTCGCCTTGCCTGATGAAGGGGATTATCTGCCACAAATCCGGGCAAAACAGCCCGATCCGGACAGCCTGGCACGCTGGCGCGAACAGATCCGCCAAGAACAGCAGCAGCGCGCGCTGGCGTATTTCTACCTGGGCGACATTCAGGATGCAGTAGCTGACAGACCGGCGGGCGCGAATGAGGGGATAGGCACGATTCGCCGGCCACTCAGCCCGCAGGAACGCCGGATAGAAAGATTCGCTGAGTCGATAGGCTTCAGCCTGGACGCCAGCATTTTGAAGGCGGCGGTCAAAGGGGCAATGGTGATCGTTGACGGCAAGCGTTATAGAGCGCGGGCTGACGGTTGCTTGTACCTGCAACCGACACCAGCAGCCACATCAAGCGCGCTGACTCGCCTTACTGCGCTATGGAAACGGCAGGTATCCGAGAAGGAAAGGCTTGTCGGCAATCATTTGAGAAGAGAAGCGGCAAAACAACAGGAATCGGAGGAATAGCATGACCACATCAGCAGAACGTAAACGCAGCCAGCGCCAGCGCGACAAGGCCAACGGCATCACCACGATAACCCTGCGCGTCGATAGCCAGGAAATGGCGATGATCCTGGAAGGTTGCCGGCAGCGCCGGATCGCGAGGGAACCTTACGAGGTAACGGAATACCTGATCGGCCTCATACGGCAAGACAACAAGCTGTTGCATAAACAGCTGGTAGAGTTGCGTAAAAGTAGCTGCGGGAAATGCGGCGACACGCTGCCGGGCGATCCGGGCGGGTGCTGCATGCGGGGAGACTCTCAATGCTGGCAAACCGCCGGTTACAAAAAACTAATGCTTTCTACTTTATGATATGAGTCCCCAATGCAACTGCAATTATCGCACATGCAATCAAATGCATTTAAAGCAATTTTTATTGTAGTTGCAGAATGAGGAAATAGCTGGAATCATACAATAAAACACAGGGGAGGTAAGGTATGAGTGATATTTTAACAGATGTAAAGGAAGTTATTAAAGAAAGAGTTTCAGGACCATTCTTTGGATATATATTTATTTCATTTTTGCTCTTTAATTGGGACTGGTTCTATTTTTTTATATTTAGCGACCTTAGTGCAGAAAAAAAACTAAGCAGCATTAGTATATCGTATCAGTATTTCAGGGGGATAATTTCGCCTATTGCCTCGGGCTTTATAATGTGCTTAGCTGTGCCATTTATCAACGCATTTATAAAAAAGCTACATTCTATTGCAGTTAGAATCATTAAAGAGATTGATTACGACAATGAAAACTCTTTTGAAAGAATAAAAGCTGATAGGGAATTAAGGAACAGTTTAAAAAGGCAAAAAGCATCCATTATTTCTGATGAAATGGATAAGCTAGAAAGTAAGTATAAGTCACTGTCTGACTCTACGGAAGCATTACGCGAAGAAACGAGCCAACTAACAGCCAAGGGCTTGGAGCTGAGGAAGTATGAAAACTTAATTAGTGAAAAAATAGGAAAATTGAAAATAGAGTTACAAGAAAAAAATGCCACAGCTGAAAATTTTGAGAGACTGAACGAATTAATTAAAGAAAAGAACAGTGAAAACACTAAGTTATCATCATCACTTGATGATCTAGAACTCCTAATGGCAGATATTGCAAAATATATTGAGTTTAGAGATGGAAATCGACCTGATAGCATTCTATTAACGCATAAAGTTGAAGAAGCATTAGAAAAATATGGCTACAAAAAGACTAAGACCGAAAGTAAAAAGTTAACAGGTTTGGGTGCTGAATGGGGACAGCCAACCAATAAAGGATTGGGGTTAGGTTCGTGGCTTTCTAATAATGAATCAATAACTAAAGCTTGGAACACTGGCATTTTAGGGAAAATGGGAGGTCTCAGTGATTCTATTATTGAGCCAATACCAGCGGTTAAAGAAGCCGAGAAATTGGGCAATCTCACAGTTTTTGACAAACTAATTAATCAGCCAGGAAATTCGTCGATATTTAAAGCAGCCGAACTAGCCGAAAAAATGACAACACCATCGTCACTTATGCGAAGAAAAATAGATAAGACCGACGGGGATGTTAACACTCCTCCTAAGGATGAATGATTATTCATAAAAGTGGATAACAGTAGCCCGGCGACATAGAAACCCGCACATTATAGCCCCAACTAAAGCGCCTATACGCCACACAGCGAGGCGCTTTTCTTTGCACCAACGATCGCACATCAAATCTGATCGTCTCGCAGCGATGCGCAGGTGAATGCGGTGCGGGGTTTGCGACGGATAGGCAGGAAAAACGATCCCCATCGATCCCCTGTTCCGTGCCGCTCCCCCTGCCCCCACGCTGCATGCTTAACAATTCACTTTTTATGCAGTAGGAAAAAGGCGCTAAAGCCTTGTCTGGCGCGGTTTCGAGGTGTGATTAGGTATGCAATGAACTATGCGGATTGTTGCGCTTGGGATATGCGGCGTTTTTTTGGCAAAAAATCACTTTTGATCTCTGAAGAAACCACGATTACAGGTTCAGTGCCGATATTGAGTATGCCGGGCGATTTCGCGTTATCCTGCCACGTCACATTTTAATTTTCAACAGTTGCGTGACGTGACATTCTCATTAAAAAAATCGCCTGTGGCACGTCACAACGGTATACGAAGATGTTAGGTACTGAGAATATCTTATATAGCAATGAAAAAAACACCTTCCACGGTTTAAGCCGCCTCCTTCGTTTTAGCCTGACATTTTTCTCGAACTATAAATATTATTGGAGATCAATGTATACCCTTATAACCCTCCCCTTGTACTTCTCCCCCATTACCCTGTAAACACCATCACCATAAACGGTTCTTATGCATAAGGCAGCGCCTAAATTTCCATTATCGAAAGGAAGAACACCGAAACCTAAATCTGTACTAGTCGCATATGCAGAACCTGCATAAGAATATGATAACTGACGTTTTTCTTTCATTAAAACAAGAACATCGTCTTTAATCAGTTGATTTACATCTTTGTTGTATGGCATGAGAATTTCATCAAACCTGTCGAAATCACGCCTATATTTAAACACCTCACCTGACTGTGAATCCATATATGAATCTTCCCTAACGTACTCAACATCTTTCCACTGCTGAGAAATGTACCATGGATCAGTAATCATAATAGAAGCAGAGTCAACAAAAATCTCACCTAATTCTACCAATTCAACCTCTGACTCAGGAATTATGACATCATCACCAATTTCTAAATCATAGTAGGTTAACGCCCTACTAAAATACTTTGCCTTTTCAAGCTCTGAATTTAACTTATCTAACTGTCTATTTTTCTCCTCAATTTCGTTTTTATTTTTTAACGTATCATCGCTCAGCCTCGACAATTCTTTCTCTCTTATTTTTATCCTATTTTCCAATACACCTTCGAAAAACTCTGGAGACTTCCTCTCTAATTCGACAGCTTTATCCTTCCAAAAAGCCAAGTTTTTCTCTGAAACTTTAATCTGTTCGTCTTTTAACTTTATTTCTGCCTTTATATTCTTCACATATGCAAAATAAAGCCAACCTAAAACAGTCAGAATCACCCCGTTAGTTCCAAGCTGTAAATAGTCAATTAACCCCTTCATTTATACCCCTTAACTTTGGTTGGCTTTTAGATTAATGATAAGTGTCTACAGAAAACCATCGTAAAAGCCACATCATAGCTCTCACTACGTTACAATGCAAAACATTGAATATCAAAATGGATATCCCCCCCCCCCAGAATTAACGAAATTTCCTTTTACATAGAATCGGTTTTATCATCAACACTGCAACCAAGGTAAATCATGACCTGTTTCTTGTTCCTGTTATATCGAGATAGTTTATGGTGATACTTGTAAGTGTATCAACTATGGTTTCAAGATTTTTTCGATTAACAGTGTTCTGCTCCGCATTTTTTAATTTATCCTGTGTTTATTATGTCCGCTTCTGGTACATAATGTCCCCCCAGATTAGAACTAGCCCTGTTCAGTACTGTTATAAAGTCAGTCCAAATCAGAGTTAATACACTTATTGATCACTTTTGAGTAGTTCATACGGGGTGAAGCTGATCACCGCCTCCCCTACCCAGTCGTTTAGCTCGCAAAGGCGCTCCTGCAACGGGGCCAGCTCATTAATCGCAAATACCCGCGCGGCCTTTTCCACATCCCCGAATCTGCCGGTATTATTCGGCAAAATCCCCATCAACTGCGGCGACGTGCGCTGGGACGCCAGCTGATCGTCGCGCGTCACGTTCTTGATGTTCAAAAACTCATCTTTCGCCGCCACCTCGGCCAGCGGGATCAGCTGCAAGCCGTCCGGCTTACCGCCCGGCGCATACATGAACAGATTGCGGAAATTGCCCGGCCCTTTCGATTCCTTCAGCGCTTTGCGCAGGTTGTCGATATCCTCCTGTTTGTGCGCGGCATCGTTCATGTACAGGATAAAGCCGGCATGGCTGCCGTTGAGGTAGTATTTCCGGCGAAACAGCGTTGCCGCCTCGTTCAGCCAGATGGAGTTAAGCGAGGAAAGATACTCGGGAACGCCGTAGATCTCCTGATTAATGTCTGGGTCAAGCAGGTGGAAAATGGTGCCATCTTCAAACTGATGCGGCTCCGCCCACGATTGCACGAACCAATAAGAATCAGTATTGACGCCACGGCGGGTATATTTCGCCAAGCTGGGAACCAGCTTCATTATCCCGCCGAGACGGTTGTAACGCGACTCCATAAAGCTGTTGCCGAACACCATGAAATCCTGCGCATAGCGGCTGAAATCCTGCTTTGACAGCAGCCGGTGGGGCTTGAACATGCTCACTAAAATGTTGCGCTTCATCGTGATCGGTTAACTGTGATGAACCGCCGCGCGGAACGTCTTCGCCAGGCCGTTGAACGAGATAGGCGGTTCATACCAGCGATCGACGACGCAGCACTCCAGATAATCCAGAATTTCGCGCCGATCCAGCATCGGGATCGGGTCGCCGAAGGTGAACGCCTCGACGTGTTGCGCGCCAGTCTGTTTTTGTGTCGTCGGCTGGGCGTGCTTGCGGCCCCGGTTGCGCTTGCTCATTTAGTAGATCTCCATAAACCTGTATTGCTACCGGTTGCCCCTTCGAGCGGTTCATTGAATAAGGCGTGCATGACGGCCCAGGCCACATCGCCGTGGCTGACGCCTTCGGTGCGGCTGGTGACATAGGTTGCCCGGCGGCCGGTGGCCGTCATTTGCTTGCGGATGGACATAAACGCCTGGGCGATATCCAGCGCACCGGCATCAAACTCCAGGCGGCCGGAGCGGATCACGTCGCGGGCCTTCAGCACGAGGTCAGTTTTCATTTCCAGGCTGTAGTTGATGGCGTTCACCGCAGGGAAGAATTGGCGCACCAGTTGCGACACCGCGCGGCCAAGGCCGGTGTTGTCGATACCGATATAGCTCACGTTGTAACGTTCGGTCAGCGCCTTAATGTTGCGGGCCTGCGCCGCAAAATCCATCCCTCGCCACTGATGGCGCTCCAGCACACGGAATTTTCCGCCAGCAACCAGCGGCGGCAGGATGACCGCACACCCGGCGCTGTCGCCATCCTCAGAACTGGCAGGGTCATAACCGGTCCAGACTTCGCGCGACGCTACCGGGCGCAACGCAAACGGCTTGACGTCCGTCCAGTGCTCCCAGCTGTCCACCATGCAGCGCTGCATTTCACCCATCGGGAAGGCGGACGATGTATCGTCGATGAAGTTGCACATGAACAGGTTGTCAAAATCTTCATCGCTGTTTTCCTCTCGTAGCTCGTCGAGGTCGAACAGGTCGCAGCCGCCGCGCAACGCATCTTCAATGGTGACGATCTGGCGGAATTGCTTGTCCTCGCAGAGCACGCCGCCGGCCAGGCGTTTATAGCTAACGTCAATTTCACGGCGGCGATCCTTGGATTTGCCCTTGTTGAACAGCGTGCCATTCCAGAAGGAATAGGCCTCATGCGTCATGCTCGACGGGGTGGAAAAGTAGGTCGACCGGTAGCGGGTTTGCGACGCCATACCCGATGCGGCGCGACGCAATTTCTTGAAGCCGGGGATCCAGAAATATTCATCCAGATACAGATTGCCGGGCCGGCCCTGGGCGGTGTTGGAGTTGGTGCCTAAGAAGTACGCCCTGTCCAGCCGCCCCCAAAAGCAGCGGACAAACCTCATTGATCTTTGGCTAATTAGGCTGCCCGCAGATGTGGGTAGTTGTACGGGCTCTCTTATCTTGCGGCCTTAATGTGGACACTGAAAATAAAAAATACTTATTAATCAAAATAAAAACCAATAAAAAAAGGGAGGCTTTCGCCTCCCTTGGTAACTCCCCGGCCTGAATCAGTGATTACGGATGTATTCGTCCATATCGGTTTTCAGGTTGTCGGACTTGGTGCCGAAGATGGCCTGCACGCCGGAGCCAGCGACGACTACGCCGGCTGCGCCCAGTTTCTTCAGGCCCGCCTGGTCAACTTTGGACACGTCGGCCACGCTGACGCGCAGACGGGTGATGCAAGCATCCAGGTTAGTGATGTTTTCTTTACCGCCGAAGGCCTGAACCAGCGCGGCGGACATTTCGGAACCGCCCTGCGCAGTCTGCTCGGCAGCGGTGTCTTCACGGCCCGGCGTTTTCAGATCCAGCTTGGCGATCAGCACGCGGAAGATGGTGTAGTACACCAGACCGTAGATGATGCCGACGATTGGGAACAGCCAGATTTTGCTGCTGTTGCCGCTCAGTACGATAAAGTCGATCAGGCCGTGCGAGAAGCTGGTGCCGTCACGCATGCCCAACAGGATGCAGATTGGGAACGCCAGGCCGGCCAGGATAGCGTGGATCACGTACAGGATCGGCGCAACGAACATGAAGGAGAACTCGATCGGCTCGGTGATACCGGTCAGGAACGAGGTCAGCGCGGCGGAGATCATGATGCCGCCGACTTTCGCGCGGTTTTCCGGCTTGGCCGAGTGCCAGATGGCGATGGCCGCAGCAGGCAGACCGTACATTTTGAACAGGAAGCCGCCGGACAGTTTGCCCGCGGTCGGGTCGCCCGCCATATAGCGAGGGATATCACCGTGGAATACCTGGCCCGCCGCGTTGGTGAACTCACCAATTTGCATTTGGAACGGGACGTTCCAGATGTGGTGCAGACCGAACGGCACCAGTGCACGCTCAACCACGCCGTAGATGCCGAAGGCCACGACCGGGTTCTGATAAGCCGCCCACTGCGAGAAGGTCTGGATAGCCGTACCGATCGGCGGCCAGATGAAGGACAGCACTACGCCCAGAACGATCGCCGCCAGACCGGAAATGATCGGCACGAAACGCTTACCGGCAAAGAAGCCCAGGTATTCCGGCAGTTGAATGCGGAAGAAGCGGTTAAACATATAGGCCGCGATGGCGCCGGAGATAATCCCCCCGAGCACACCGGTATCCGCCAGGTGTTTGGCCGCAATTTCTTCAGCCGGCAAGTGCAGCACCAGCGGCGCAACCACCGCCATGGTTTTCACCATGATGCCGTAAGCCACCACCGCCGCCAGCGCGGAAACGCCGTCGTTGTTGGTGAAGCCCAAGGCGACGCCGATGGCGAAAATCAGCGGCATGTTGGCGAAGACCGAACCGCCCGCTTCCGCCATCACGTGGGAGACTACCGCAGGTAGCCAGCTAAAGTTGGCGGAACCGACGCCCAGCAGGATACCTGCGATAGGCAACACGGACACCGGCAGCATTAGCGATTTACCTACTTTTTGCAGGTTTGCAAATGCGTTCTTGAACAT